ATATTACAATTCCTAGATTTGAGACTAATACCCCTAATCAAGAAATTGGTCTATGGGCGCATTCTGGCGGCTTTTCTTTTGAGGCAATTTTAACACCATATGATGTTAATGGAAATCCAGATGGATTTTCCGCTACTCAGAAATCTCTTTCAAGAGGAACAAAAGGTTTAGCCTATATTTCAGCAGCCACTAGAAAAGATGTTAAAATGAGAATTTTTCATAACGATAACTTTTTTATAGAACTAGTAAATAAGGAAACATCTGATAATCCTAGCCTTCCCGCTAAATACTCAATTAAGGTTACATTAAAAATAGGTTCAACTACTACAACGTTAGAATCTTCTACTGTAATTAATCCCACAAGTATTGATGATTCTTCTTTATCTCCAACGGATTATTTCTATAATAATCACGGGGCTTATGCTAAAAAAACTTCTGGAACGCTTACCCATGTATTTGATACTTCAGCCCCCTCTAATGACTCTATGGCCTTTGCATCTGCTCCAGAATTTGGTGAAGGATATACTCTTTATAGAGATGATGGGGGTTTATTGGGAATACCTCTTGACGTAAGTGCAGGTGTTGTTGAATTTGATGGACAAATATTTACATCAGATAACCTACCAACAGTTGGTTCGCATATTTATTATTCTTTACCGCAAGAACCTCTATATGCAAATAACCCTCACCATATTGCTTTTAGTTATACGTCTGACGGCCTAATGCAGATATTCTATAATGGAGAATTAGTGGGTTCTAAAACTCATGATGTAGGGGGTAATTTTTCCTTCGATACATCAGATTGCTACATTGGACAAAATAAAAATGGAAGTTCATATTCTGATAGAAGATTGAGTCAATTTATGGGAGAACTACATGAACTCTCAATTATGGGAATTAGTAAAACACAGTTTAAAAGCACCAATACTTTATACCCACTATTTAAAGAAACTCTTTTGTATATGGATTTCGAGGAGGCGAATTTAAATGACTGATGATGTATATGTTTTAAATGAGGGACAGAATATTCCCGATGATTTTACTACTGCTCCCACAAATGGAACTTTTAATCTAAAGACTAGTGTAAATCCTAGAGCAATGAGTATAAATGTTGAAAATTCAGATGTGTTGGGAATTTATTGTTATGAAATACATTCTGCTGACAAAAATTTCTTAAGTAGTGGAACTGTCGGTGGAAGTGTAGTAAATAGATTATATCCACAAAGCACTACTGTATCTAATAATGCTGAAAATATAATTGAAAATCCAGGTTATAGAATTACAATTGACACAGGCAACGCTAACGGACTTACTGAAAGTCAAAGTTCAGTTGATTATCTTTTAGGAGATACTACTTTGTATAAAGATTATTTTGTTTTAATATACGCTGATGATTTCAAAAAGCACCACATCGGTAAAATTACAGAACAAATACAATATGACGGGACTAATTATCACTTTGAATTTACACCTAGATTAAAAGAAAATATTCCTGTCGGAACTAAAGTGGCAATTTATCAAGGTCCGACAGTTAGAGACCCCGCTATAACACACACAACAGTTGCTGTTGGGTATGGGTTGTTAAATGACCCCGACCCATCTAGTGGAACAAATAATACCGATGAAAGACATGATAAATATGTAGACATTAGTAGACCTACATTTTATTTCTATGAGGGGGATAAATTAGACCATGACCGTAAATACTCTTTGTTAAAATTATCTAGTAATTTTACACCCTCTACGCCAGAGAAATCTGTATTTAAAACTGCCCCGTTATCATCGGATATGATTATTGATAAAAGTTTCTTTACACATCATGGAGATTTGACAGATAATAATAGAGCCAATGATAATTTACCTGTTTTAGATTCTTCTAATTCTCCTAGAGACATAAACGCACAGGCTTCACAGGGTTCTACTTACACATTCAATAGAGAAACGTGGGCAGGTTCATCTAAAAATATCTATGATTCTGATGGTGGGTTATCTACATATATTACATTTATAGATTCTCCTGTAAATAATCAAATTCATTCTTCCCCGTATTACGTCAATGTAAATAAAACTGTAACAAATAAAGGTAACATGGCTACTATTAAATTCTTTGACGTGGAAAAAATCTTAGATAAGAAAATTAATACATATGAAAGATTTAAGGTTAAGCAATTTATTACTGAGAAGAAATTAGACCGTATTGCTTCTAGCGCATTACCTGGGACTTGCACCAATACTACATCTACAACATTTACTGTATCAGGGCTAGTTGCGGGAGAAGATTGGAGAAAGGTATTGTATGACGGTAGTAGTGCATATGAGCCTGTATTTATTGAAAACTATTACTATGTTATATCGGGAATTACTGCACCTGCTGATGGAGAACAAGTTGTAACTGTTACCCACAAAAGATTACTAACCGCAAATGCGTTTAGTTCTGTCGGGACATTGGAAACATTTAGTGGGAAGAAGGCTTATAGAAAAACGTGGTCGCCTGTATCTCAAACATTTTTGGCTGACCATCAAATTGATACTCAAATAGACTTTGCAAATGCGATAACCAGAAACGGTATTACTGTAACCGCATCTGACTCAGATGTAAATGGCATTGAATACATTCTAGAGGATTCTAGAGATAGCGTTATTTTAGAAGTAGATAAAGGAGACAAAGATACAGGTTATACCAAAATTACTTCTAGACCTGCTTCAAACTTTTTTAGTGGAAAATATCTAACTGATTCTATTACAGGAAAACTCGTTGTAAATAATCCTATTTTTGAAGGTTTTGTTGAAACTAAGAAAGCCGATGTCAAACAGGCATTTAAATATGAGATTGTAGGCCGTGATTCGATTAGCAAAATATTAAATACATCGTTGGACAAAAACTATGTTCATAGTGAAGAATTTGTTTATACTACCTTTAACCCATTTGTGGGGGATATTACAAACGCTAAGGAATTTGTAGACACTACAATTAATATTCAAAATACAAGTGGTATTTCAGGTAAAGTTATTACTACAAATACTGACGCAAGAACCTTTGTTCAATATGGAGACACTCTTGCTATTAAGATAGATTCAGATAGATACATTACTTTAGGGGTTGTTAAGTCTGTTTCATCAACGGAAATAACCCTAATGAAAGATTCCTATATTGAAAATTTAACGAATGTAGGAAGTAGCACCGTAAATTTAGATTTATATAAAATTAGAAAATCAATCATACCTCATAAAAATATGGAAACAACACCTAGAATTACAAATAGAGCCACTAGTATAGCAGGAACTTTAGATAAAGGAATAGTTTTCAATAGCGGTAATTCGTTTAATAGTGCGGGAGAAAAAATTCCTCTATCGTTTGGCGAACCTATTTCTATTGTTCTTGTGGGTGATATAAATTCTTCTAATATTGTTTTAGAAAATCTTTACGAAGATAAATCTTTAAGAGTTGGTGATTTAATATCTCACCCTAATTATCCTTTGGGAACTAAAATTAATACTATTTCTAACGGCACTATTGTTCCTAGCAATTCTCCTACAACCACAGCAAGTAGTCAAAATATAGTTTTCACTACTTCAGTAAAGAACGGTTTCGATATAGAAAATTTCGTTACTCCAGTTGTAAATAGTAGTGGTGGGTATTTAGATTTTCCTTTAGGTTTCCAATCTAGTATAGATATAGCCGCTTCAACGCCTGAATTAAATATTGTTTCTAGTGAAAATAATTTAGACGGAACAGTTAATTATGAATTGGGTTACGTTTCACCTATTGTTTTGGGTATGGTTACTAAAAACTCCAATGATTATTTTACAGATACAACAGAAGTTATTAACCAACCTATCAGATTAATAAACGGACAAGGTTTGCCAGATGGAGGATTTTTACACCTTTTAAGTAATGAAAAAAATTCAGATAAAAGTCCAAAGACATTTAATAATATAATTTCAGATGACCCCGCTTATGGTTCTACTGTTACTTCGCAATACGCACTAAGATACAATCAACCCATTTTTAGATACGCTAACATGGCTAAAGTTCTAAATCAATTGGTTTTGCAACCCTTTTCATACAAAATGTATAACGCTAACACTTCAAGATTTAATAGTGATACACATACTGCTTCATTTTATTCTAGAAATGATTATTATGAAAATACGAAAAATTTTAACTTCTATATGTCCACATATAAACTTACACAAAAATCAATTGATTTCGATAAGGACAATTCATCAAAGTGGTTAAAAGGACTACCAAAAGAGCAAACAGGCATTCTACCCGCCTTAGGTTCTAGGTTTTTTGATATTACTAGAGTTCCAACTTGGTATTATAATAGCGGTGTATATTTTGGAAATAGATTTTCGCCTACTTCGACCTTTGACTCTTTGGATAAATTTGTAGGTAAATTGGAACTTCATGACCCTAGCGCAATATCTCTTCATTTATTTTCACTAGGAGACATTCATCCTGAAAGTAAAACAAACGAAAATAATATGTTTTACACAGGTAGAGATTTAAATGACTACTCTTTAATCTTTAAAAGAAGTAAAACAGAAAACAACGAAAACGATAATGTAGGATATGATAATTTTATTGATTTTAATTCTCCTTTAAAATTAAATATTTCAAGCAGACAGGATGGTGATTACCACTCAGAACCAATTACTAATTCAAATGGGGATAAAATTAGATTTAATATAATGCGATTAACTGACTTAACCTTAGATATGCTTTTTAATGACGTTGATTATGAAAATTACAAAACAGGAAATAACATGAAAGAACTTTCTCAAGTTGCTTTAAAGGGGAGTTCGACAGGGATAAATCCTCAAATTTTGATTAAGTCATTTCCTCAAGCGGGATTGCACAATGTAGATGTGAAGGTTACTAGTGTGCAGGGTAGTGCTGATAAATTAAATATATCAACAGGTAAATGGAATTCCTTTTCTACCTTTACACACTATCTTTACTACTACGCATCAGGACAAGACTGGCCGACCTTGATAGGTAAAGTTTCTACGGTGGTAAATTCAAATGTTACAAAACCTAGTATTATATCAACAGGTCCAAGTTTAATTACTGTAACTAATAATACGGGAATAGAAGTTGGGGACACTATTATTTCTCCCCATTTTCCAGAAGATACTTTAGTATCATCAATTAATGGAATATTAATTACTCCCAATAAAGCCCCACTTTCAACGGCTTCTAGTGTAGATGTTATTTTTAGTAAGGCCGAAGTTACCTTTACGGAACCAATACCCACAACCGCATTAACCTCTAATGTTGTGGGAACAACGCTTTATGTTCAAACTTATATTGATGACATTGATGCTACAAATAAAAAAACAACAATGTTATTGACAAAGGATTCTGTTGTTCCTTATTTCCCTGAATCAACCATAGACATTAATCATAATTATAATAAAACTGTTTTTTTAACAAACAGTAGAATGGAATTAGACAATTCATCCTCAGCCGACGATTTGTTTAATAGCGATATAGACAGTTCTTCTAGTGCTTCGGATGGTAACATAACATTGAGGGATGATAGTGATTACGATGTATCTTCACCTGATGATTATTCAGCCCGTAGTGCTATACTTAGAGTTCCTATATTTAAATCCAGAATTTTTGACGGTTATGGTTCGGATAGCACAAAACTAATTCATACAAGAAAAACCAATACTAACGACCAATTTACCTCAACGGGTCAATTCCGAATGACAATAATGGCAAGTGTAACAGGTAATACTATAACAGCATCGCAATCAGAATCTAAATTTACTCACTTTTTTGATAATCATATAGAGACTAAAATAGGAGTTTCACATCATAATCAATCATTACAAACTATTCTTAATGGGGGTGTTAGTATAAGGGGGGATAATAATAACGAATTTGTAGTAACAGATACATCTGATTTAAAATGTGGAACAGTTATAAATTTTTCTGGGAGCGAATATATTGTTACTAAAATTAACTCTGGAACTCGATTTACAGTTTATCCTAACCATAACTCAACTTCAACGCTGTCTACTTTCGATGACGGAAGCACCTATGCCTATGTTAGAGATGGTATATATGAAGCAACGGGAACAGACCAATTTTTTATAGAAGTAAGCGGTTTAACTGATTCGGAAGATAATAGGTTATACAAAGTTACAGGAGTAACTGATACTGTATTAACAATAACAGATATGGCAGGACAAAACCCTAGCATGGCAACAGAAAATGATGTAGAAATTACTATAACTTCATTTAACCCTTCAGGAAGTCCCATAACAGGTCATGTAATAGATGATTATGCAACGAATTTCTCTTCTGATTTTAACGGACAAACTGAACCAGATATTTATTCTCGTTTTTTAAATAACGTTATTCCTCATAGAGCATACCATGATAGTGAATTAGCAATTGATTATGGAAATTTGGATGTAGTAGTAGCAAAGTTTTATGATATACCTGAAATGTTTCCTCTTTATAAAATGTTACCAGAAGAAATAAAACAAATAAGAGGTGCTAATTTTGCAGTTAATGGGGCATCTGGCGACAGGGGTAAATTGCTTAGAATAAATCACAAATTTAAAGGTTCTGATTCATCAGCCTTAGTAAGATGGAATAAATCTGTTTGGATTCACTATGCTAATCAGAAAGGAATAATGAGTGAAAATTATAATGCGGGTGCTACGCAATATGCTGAAAAGGCTTATGCGGGTGAAATTTTCTTTAGACCTTTTATTAAATATGCTACTACTATGTCTCTTACTGACAGCACGTTAGACTCTAGTGAAAAGGTTTTAAAATTTGATATTAACACAACCCCCTTCACCACTAATAAACAAATCTGGCTAAACTATTGTAATAATCTAACGGGTTGTTATTTTTATAACGAAAATAATTCGACTTTACATAAAGTTATATCACACGAAATAAATAGGAATGAAAGTAATGTTCTTAGACACTTGATTAAAATAGACAACGCATCGGGAATAAACGCTGATGATATTTTAAGACCCATGAGAATTAATCAAGTTTGTATGTATGACTTTTCGCCAAATACCATTCAATTAAATAGACCAAAACTTGAATACACTAAGGTCTGTGGAGAAGATAGAATGCAAACCGAAGGTTTTGATGCTACTAGAATTAATGCCGCAGATAACGGGGAGGGTATGATTATGGACCAATCTAATGAAGGTGTCAAATCTATGTATGTTATGATTGAACCAGATGGTAACATTAATAATAATTATTTGGAAACTCGAACTAGTAGTGAGGCTGAATATTCTGTCTTGGAAAATCTAAAACCTGTTAGAATGAATGTTACTGATGGTATAACTTCTTACCCGATTTCATTTACCAGAACGGGAACTTCGGTATATGAAATGTCTGAGGTTAGAAAAATATTAGGAACGCCTTCCTTCGGTTCTACCTTTACTGTAACTGTAAATAAATCTCCTAACTTTAAACCTGAAACGGCCTGTATTGGTGCATCATTTAAGATAGTAGATGAAATAGAAAAGGTAATAGACGATGCTTTAAACATCAATGATATTGATTATACACAAGATACAGATGATGACAAATATTATGGGGCATTCAATTTTACAGGACAATCTATTTATTCAGCCGCTAATAACCTATTGTCCTATAAAGATAAGGAAATATTGGTAGATGGAGAAGAAATTAAAATTGTGGATAAAGAGGATGAGAAAAAGTATAGAAACATTGTCCTGTCTTCTAAAAATTCCGACTTCCAAATTACCTCTATTAATAATGACGTTTCTCTATTGGATAACTTTGACGAAGTAATAGTTATTGGCGACGGGGTTAAGGGTATTGCTAGAAACCCAATTAGCACTACCGATACTGGAAGAACCGTAAAAACAAGAGAAATATATGACTATTCAATTTTAGATAAAAGGCAAGCCGACCTCAAGGCAATACAATATCTCGACGTATTTAATACAGCCAATACATCTATTGAAATTGAAGTAGCGGATAACGTGCCATTCCTAAAACCTGGACATATTATTGAATTAGAGTTTGAGGAACAGAATATTCCGAGAGGCGATTACTTAGTCATTGAAACAGAAAAGGAATTTGGCCGTCCCACTAAGTTTATCCTATCTGAATATTCAAAAGATTTGGCAGGAACGTTCTCATTACTATTGGGTGAAATTAGAAATCTACAAGGATTCACAAAACAAAAAGTTTATACATCCACAACCATTCCTAGAATCAAGAGGGATAAGGTCAATATCAAATTTGTTAAATCTACGGCCACCTCAACAATAAGCACAGTAACAAGCACAATAGGATTTGGCTACACAATAGGATTTGATTCGGAGGTAGGAGTATGATTACAAGAGAAGGAAGAGTAAAAATTAAAGATTTAGTTATTACCAATTTTAATAAATATAGAGTAGGTTCTGGTGGAGATTCCACTAATCCTAATGCGGGAGATTTAGATGCCCCATTAGGAAGTCTTACAAGTGTAACAGGAACATCAGTAGGGCAGACTACAATAGAATATAATTTTACAATTAGCGGTAGTGACTATTTAGGACAAACAATTAAAGAAGTAGGAATATTTGATTCAGGAGGAACGGAGATGTTAATTAGGGTGAACTATGACGGCTTTGGGCCACTTTCAGCAACAGATGAAGTAAATTTTATTATTACAATAGAGGTAGATTAATATGGTAAGTAATCAGGGAAAAATAACAACATTGGCGGCTGATGCTAATGTAGATAAGGGGCTTGTAGATGGAACGGATAAACTGCATTCTGGCATTATTAAAGTGCTAGAGTCATTTGCACAGGGAGATATGTGCATTGGTCATGCAGGATTTACAATTACGGATGGGGGAGATTACACACAATATAATCTAGCACAACCGATTGAATATACTGCAAAGGGAGAATATGATAGTTACGGGACTAACCTGACCGTAGCCTATTCCTCTACTGTTCAAGATGCTACAAATAGTAGATATGATTGGGTTTTGCTTAATCCAAGTGTCGGAGGAACACCATCTATTGTAATTGTTCAGGGAACTGCGGGAACAACCCCATTGGTATCTGATATTACTGCTGACCATATCCCAATTGCTCTAGTCCATATTTCAGCAGGAAATGATGATGATAAAACCGATTACTCCTTCCAAACATTTACTTTGGATAAGGGAAAAAATTCATTGTCAATTTTACACGGAGGAAATCAAATAGGTAAAATTACAGGAGATACTGATAGTATTGACATTGTTTCTACTGTTACAGATTCTGATATTAATATCACCCCTAATGGAAATGGTAAAATTGTTTTAGATGGTCTAAATTGGCCTATTGCTGACGGTTCTGCAAATCAATTCTTACAAACAGATGGTTCTAATCAACTTTCATTTGCTACCGTAGACCTTTCAACAGTTATTGCACATACAGATATTCCTGATAGCGATACTGGTTTTGTTAAAAGAACAGGTGTGGAAACATATGATATTGATACAAATACATATCTAACAGTAGAATCAGATACATTAGATACTGTTACGGGTAGAGGCGATTCTACCGCCAATGATATTACTTGTGGCACTATTACTTCTAACGATAATCAACATATTTCATTTGAAGTAATTGATACGTCAAATCCAGTAATATCAGGAGGTAAAACGGTTGTCTATGTTCATGATATTAGCAGTTTGGGTAATACTCTACAATTACCTGTCCCTAATTCTGGTAGTGTATTATACATTATGAATTTCTTTTCAAACACAATTACTTTAACAGGTAATCCCGAAATTAACGCAGCAGATACAACCCATCCCAAAATAGTATCTGCAAACACTATTCAACTTGAACCATTTGAACACGTTACTTTACAGGCAACTGATGATAGCGTAGCCCCTTTATCAACTGGTCATTATATAATTAGCGATGGAGATAAAGACCGTTCAGCCAGTTATGCTACTGCGGCTCAAGGAACTACTGCTGATACTAACGCTACTGCTATTACTGCAATAAATACAAAGGCGCATATGTTTATGTCATTAAGCACAGATATGGCAAATTTGACTAGTGGAACGGCTCAACACATTTTATATGACACCACAGAATATGATATTGGTTCAAATTATAATTCTACTAAGGATGCTTTTATTGCACCTAGAGATGGCTATTATTTAGTTGATGTAAGTTTCTATCTTAACCTTGCCCCCACTTGGTCCTTTTCAATAATACAAAAATCAACCGATGGAGGCACAACATATAAAACCGCAGTAAGAAATGTTTCTGGTTCAGGGCAACAAAATAAATTATTTGCAATATTACAACTAGATGCCAATGATGAAATAAGACATCAGGCTGTTGCTTCTTTTAGTAGCGGAACTTATAATGTTGAGAAGTCGCTAGAAGGTTCAGGATATTCAAATCCTACACTCACTTATTTTAGAGTATCGGAGTTGGTATGATGACAACAATTAGAGAAGCAATGGAAGCAAGATACCCAAATTATGTATTTGAAAGAGATATAGTTTTATTTGAAGACGATGGTAGAGGTAATATATCTATAAGAAGTGATTTATGGGATTCGTCGTGGGGCGCATGTCCTACAATAGAAACCGTATTAAGTTGGTTAGAATGAAAACCTTAAATAGTCGAATAGGGGAGTCTTATATATGGATGATTTGGATGAGGTTCTAAATCGAGATACTGATGGCAAGATTAATTGGCTAGTTTCCAACTTTAACGAATTGCATCAATCGGTTGAAACAATCAAAAATAATCATCTCTACCATATCGAGAAAGACATAAATTTATTAAAGAAGACTGTTCTTTCAATAGTGTTGGTAGGTGTTACCACATTGACGGGGGTTAATTTACTATGACTTGGGAAGTAATTCTAAAAGCAAAAACGTTGATGGCAAACCAAAGACGTAGGGTTATAGAATATATGGGACAACATAATAATAATCCTATGAGCGCACGACAAATTATTGACGCAGTAGGGAGTGAGTTTAGATTCTTCCCAACTGAGGTAAAATTAGATTTTATATTGAAGAAGGATGCTGAAGACCCCAATGGTGATTTTGTAATTAGTTATAGAGATTTTATGAGAAAACCTAACGGTAATTTATACAGACTATATAGTGTGAGGGAAAAAAATGAATAAGAGTTTTAACGATAAAATGATGTTGTTGATTGGTGTTCCAATTGTATTAGCATGGGTAGCCTTTGCTTGTCTTGTTATCTATTCGGGATTGCAGGATGATAAAGTTATTAACGATATTGACGGATATGCTACTCTATTGGCTATCATTGGTGGCCCTGCTCTCCTTATTGTAACTTCTATGCTTGAATTGTGGAAGTCCGAGCAACAAGGTGAGATTAATCTACATCCAGATTTGGTAATGCAAAATCAACAAATTGCTAATCTACGGGCTGAACATGACCGTGTAATGGCATTAAAGGAACTTGAGCATCGCAACTTGATGGATGCGGAAGAAAGAAGAGTCAATTTGGGCATCATGACAAGCCCAGTTGAAGAAGTATCGGAGGATGAATAAAATGAATTGGAAAGAATATATAGCGAAACAAGATGATATATCGGATAGCAAAGAATATATGATAGAAGAAATAGAAGAAAGAATTAGCAGAATTACGTCAAATTTAGACACTTCTGTAAGTAAAGAAACTTTGCTTAAAGTTTTGATGGCTATTGAAAATGCAGAAGATATTATAATGCACCAACCATAAAGTTAGGTGATTAAATGGATTGGCGCACTATCCTTAAATTTGACGAAAATTTGTATAGACATACAAATGACGAAACTAAGGAGAAGCACCGTAGGATTCTAGAATTTATTGGCAAACAACCTAAGGGTAGAGCGTTAGGTAATAAGATTAAAGACTTTGTAGAAACGGGAGAACTAGATGAATCTCTTTCGCCATTGGACTTGCCTAGAAATAATATCACACCAAAGACAAGAGAGTTTTAT